TTCGCTCTTTTCCTTACTGCCGGCGCTGCTCCCAAAGTAGTAGGAAACGATGCCGCCCCAAGCGGTGCCCAGCGTGCCGAGCATGACCAGCAGCGCCTCGCCGCCTTGCGTGGGCAGGCCGTAGGCAATCATGTAGCCCAACACCCCGAAGAAGCCGAGCGTGACCGCGCCCGCCAGGGCCTTGGGCGTCCAGTCGCCGGTCTTCACCTCGCGTTCGCGGGCGCTGCTGCGGTCGGCGGCGTCGATGCGCTGAAGGTCGATCTCCAGCTCGCGCATCCGCACGGCGAAGTCCTGTTCGGCCTTCTTCAGCGCCAGCAGTTGATCGGGCGACGCCTTCGCCGCCGCGTCGATCAACTCGTCTTCGGTCCCGTCGGGCTTGCCCAGCAGGGCCTCGGAGATGGCCCGCGTGGCCATGCCAGCGAGCGGGCCGCCGACGGCCGTGGCGATGGAGGGGGCGACCGTGCGGACGAGGTTCAGAAGCTGGTCCATCAGTCGCGCTCCAGCGTGAAGGAGAGGTTCGGATGTCGCGGGTAGGTGACGGTGCGCTCGCCCTCCGGGCACTTGTAGCGGATCGTGGCGAGTAGCGTGGCGCGGCCGGGGTGGACCGGAGACTTGTCGGAGATCTCAAGCATATAGGTGAAGGTGTCGATCTCGGGGCCAGCCGGGCCGGTGAAGCGCGTCATGCTGGGCGTCGCCTCATGAATGAGGCCGGATGCGTCCCTGACGGTGACGTTAAAACCTTCGACGGAGCAGTCGTCGCGGCGCTTGACGCGGGCCACGGTCACGGTGACGGGCTGGCCGATCTTCGCATCCGCGATGCGGAAGTGTTCCGGCGCCCAAGAGATGATCTCGTTTTTGAACCAGCCGAACTTCTCGCTGGCGGTGTAACCGCCCACGGCCAGCGCAAAGGTGGCCGTGGCAAGCTGGACAACGGGCGTCAGCTTCGGCAGTTCCATCACTTGTCTGCCTTGCGTTCCAGGCGGTCGAAGATGGCTTTCACCATCGACTTGATGTCCTGGATGTCTGCCCGATAGTCGTCCTTGCTGACGTACTTCGTGTGCATTGCCCGCTCCAGATCTTTCACGTCGTCTTGCAGCAGGCGGATCGAGTCCCACACAACCTTCAGCATCCAACCCATTGCCGTGCCAGCCACGCCGACGATGATGTTTACGAGATCCTGCGACATAGGCGGCAACCCTTAGCGAGCCATGGCGTTGAACGGATTTTCGTAGGGCGACATCGCGTTCGTCGCCTGCGGAATGATACGCAGCGCCGGGTTCCGAAGCGCCTCTGCCGTAGCTTCGAACGGCGCGCGGGTAGCGCCGACGACGCGGGCTTGGTTCATCTCGCGGCGCATCGCACGCTCCAGAGCGTTCGCCGTCGCCTGCGGGTCCATGAGGTCCGTGGCGATCTTGATGGCGAGTTCCTGGTTAATCTTGCCTTCCAACTTGGACATGATGGTGTTGGCAATCGTGGCAACGCGGTTGAGGAAGTTTAGCCGCGGCGCCCCGGTGGCTTCCGTCACCACGGCCTCAATGTTGGGCACGCCCGTCCGCGCTTGGCGGGCCAGCTTGTTCGCCTGTTCCTCCCGCGCGATGTCGCGGCGGATACCGTCCACGATCCGCATCTGGTCGGGCGTCAGCACTTCGGACAACTGCGAGAAGCGCGCCTCACCTGTCGCGCGGCGAAGCGTCGTCGGCGCCTCCTGGATGCCGCTGGCAAACATGGCACCGCGCGTCGCCTCGCCCGTCACCGGCTGCGTCAGGCGGTTCTCCAGCACCCGCGCGACCCGCATCTGGTCAATGGGGCCGCTGGCCGCTTGGAACGTCTCGCGGGCCGTCCGATAAGCGTCCGACCGGCTATCAATCCATCGGAGCAACTCTTTGCGGGTGTTAATGATGGCGTTGCGTTCCGCCTTACCCAGACCCGAGGCGTTGTCTGCAATGAGATCGTCAATGCCACGCTTGACGTATTGCAGATCCTGCACGCTGTAGGCGGCCGGCGGTGCGGGGGGTGTTGGAGGCGCCGGCACGGGGCGCCCTTGCGCGTCCAGTAGCCCGCTGGGCGCCGAAGGCGCAGGGGGCTCCGGCGGGCGCATCGAGAAGGGCCGGTTTTCTTCGGCGGCAATCCTCGCAGCTCGCTGAACAGCCTGTTCCATAGACGGCCGCGACAGCAGACTTTCGATAGTCGTGTCGGTAGGCAGAACATCACGTTCGGCGCGGGTGAACAGCGGGCCGGTCTGCGCGGCGCGAGCCTCTTGCGCTGCCTCCAGCGCCCCGCCACGGGCCGGCATGACGCCGGTCGGCGTAACGTCGGGCGCTGCTGCAAGGCGAGCCCGCGCTTCCTGGGCCGGCGCTCCGCTAACTTCTCGCATGGCCGACAGGCGGGCGCGGGCCTGCTCTGCGGCGCGAGCGGCGGCTTCGGACGGCAGCACTCGTTCGCCGGATCGCGCGAACGCCGTGAACTCTGCCGAGCCGGTCGGCGCGACGATCTGCGACGGCAGCGGGCGAGAGCCAGGCACGATCTCGGCCTGCGGGCTGCGAAGGGCCTCAACGATCTGAGGACCGCGTCCGGCCGCCGCTTCAATGTACGCTGCGGCCTCCGGGTCCGTCGCGCGGTAGCCACGCTCAACGACCGTACCTGCGCCGCGCCCGGCCAGCGCAATCGGCGCGATGATCGGCGTCAGCGGGTTAGTGACAGCCTCTGCTGTCCGAAGCACGCCGGCCGTACCTGTCGCGCCTGCGCGGCCAGCCGCCATGGCGCCGCCACCGAACAGCGTGGACACGTCCGCGAGAAAGCCGACGGGATCTTCGGCCACCTTGTCACGAAGGCCCTCAATAGACCCGTAGTTGCGGGCGTACTCGCCGCCGACGGCGCTGGCGAGTTCGCTGATGCGCTGCGTCGTGGCCGGGTTGTCGAGCCGGTCGATGGCTTCAAACACCCCCGTCGGCAGCACTCGCCGAGCGCCCGCCCGCAGACCACCCGCCGCTAGATCGGCCAAGTTCTGCGCGGTTTGAACCGGGCTGGTGATGGCCTCAACGATGCCGCCGTAAAACTGCGCGGCGCTGCGGGGGAGGTTCTGACGGATGTCGGCGGGGACGTCCGACCATGTGCGGCGCTGCCCCGGCATACCTTCGGCGGCGGGCGCTGTATCCAGCGCGAACCCCGGCGGCAGAGCAGCGGAGGGAGCGGCGGGAGGTTCGTCCAGCGTGAAGCCAGGAGGAAGCGCGCCGCTCATCGCATAGGCACCCACTGACCGTTTTTAAACTCAATGCGCTGGCCGTTCGGCCCCGTGGCCGTCTGACCTTCGCGGAACGCTGTTGGAGTTTGCGTCTGTCCGGTGCGCGCCGGTTGGGCGCCCGGTGCGGGCGTCGCCGCTCCACCGCTAACGCCAAACTGATCTCGGCGGGCTTCCATAAGACGGATGATCTCACGGGCGGCGGCCAACCGCGTCTCATTCGGGATCGTCGGATCGGCCAGACGACCCGCGGCCTCTTGGTAAGACCGAGTGTCGCGGTCAGACTGCGGGCCTTCAAAACGCGGCACCAGCTTCAGCACGATGTCCGCAATTGGCGCCAGCGCCGCCGCAGCCTGGCTGCTGCGGGAGGAGACACCTACGAACTCACCTGCGATATCCAGCAGGCGGCCGACGCCGCTGCCCGTCGAACGCTCAAGCAGACCACCTGGCTGGGAGATGCGGCGCAGCTCCGCAACACCCCGTTCAAGCTGGGCCGCTTCTTCGCGGCGAGTAGCGGCCGAGCGAGCCTCTAGGCGCGCCGCTTCGGTCGCGCCGGCTTCGGCGCCTGCCTGCTGAACGGCCCTGGCACCCCGCGCGGCTTGCGCCTGTTCAAAAGTCGTCGGGGCGGCGGCAGCAGGGGCCGCGCCCGGACCCGCCGCAAGCGTGGCCGCCGCCGCGCTAGGCAACATCATGTTCGCAGGCGCGGGTGCGGCCGGGGCGGCGGCTTGCGGGCGGCGCAGATCGACAGGGGCCACCGCTGGCGCAGCAGTCCCGCCCGGCGCCATTTCCTGCGCGAAAGTGAACGCCCCCGAACGGGGATAGACCAACATCGGACGCCCGTCAGGGCCGGTGGCGACTTGCGGCGTCTCCGGGCGGGCGCCACTGAGATATTCAGCGCGGCCTCGCATGGCGGTCTGCCATTCGGGCGTGCCAGGCCGCACGCCAGCGTTAAGCAGCGCCCGTTCAAACTC